TTCTTATAGCAAAACGGGAACATTCGACACCATTTCTGGTGCGGAGAACCCGCCGAACGGTACCTATACTGACGCCGAAAGGAATCAAGTAAAGGCACGCCTAAGCGGGAAACTTCATCGTGGCGATGCCTCTATGGGCATGACATTGGCCACTTGTGGCCAGTCGGCAGCTATGCTGCTAAGTCGCTTCAATCAGATTAACGACCTGATGGGAATGACTCGCCGGCGGAGGGCTCGAAGAGCTATCCGTGGGCGTCCAAACGCGCGCACTCTTGCGAGTGACGTTCTGGAAGTTGAGTTCGGCTGGCGCCCTTTCATCGATGATATTGCCAACTGTCTGAGCACGCTCAGTCAGGCGGATATGCCACCGGTGAGATTTCGGGCGTCGATTCGTCCAACTGTCTACACCCGTACTCTGAACCAGGGAAACCCGGAACGGATCACGGAGGTGAATGGTCGCAAACGGATCACGGCAACACAGTCTTATTCGGTTTCAAACCCGAACGTATGGCTGCTCAACCAGTTAGGGCTTCTCAACCCCTTTCAAGTTGCGTGGGACCGAGTCCCATGGAGCTGGGTGGTCAACATGTTCGTCAACGCGAATCAGCTGATTGGGTCCTTCTCGGACACTTTCGGACTGAATCAAATGGGCGGAAGCATGACCTACTCACATCGCTTGTTTCGTGAGCAAGTAGAGACCTGGTACAAAGATATACCATCATTGCGCGGTCGCGAGACCTGTAATGTGGTGGTGAATTGGCGTAACAGGGAAGCACTTAATAGCTTGGTGCCCACATTGCAGTTTCGAATGCCTAATCTGAACTGGGAACTCGTTATGATAGCGAGTGCCTTAGCAGTGCAGCGCAGCTCGAGTCTGTGAGTCTTAGAGCTAATAACCCTTTCCTTAAATAAGGATTTCATCAAAATGCCTCAAGCAGCAACTTTCACGCTGAACAACGCTTCGGCTGTGGCCAAGACCTTCACTCTGATCAGCCCTTCCGCCGGTTACGGCGGTGTGGCTGACTGGATGTTGAAGGAGGGCACCATTCAAGGCGTGTTCCCGAAACTGACTACTTCGGCCCGTATGACGGGGAATCAGTCGCGGATCAACCAGGGCAAGTTCCGCATGCCGTCGTCCTACACGGACACGGTCACCGGTCTGACGCGAGTCGGATCGGCGGCGGAGTTCAACTGGTCCAGCACGGTCCCGGATGATTTTCCGGAAGCGTTGAAGGCTGATTACGCAGCGTTCGTGAAGAACGCTGTGGCGCAAGCCATCATCAACGAACAGATCAAGGACGGAACGCCCGCGACTTAACGTCGCAGTGACCATCCGGAGGGATTCACACCCCTCCTGTCTTTGACCAACGGAGCTTATATGGACAACCAAGTTGTACGTATCGTTACGAGCTTATGCCGTAACGCGGGTAGCCCTAAGTCTTTAGCAGTAGCAATGCTGTTAGAGGCTCGGGAGTTCGCGCAACTTCAAGAGTTGCGAGTCAGACCTCAGGATTACGAATGTCCAGAGGCGTATTGGCGGGATGCAGTCTGTGTAGACATGCTCCGCAAATGCGATCTCGAAACGACCGTAGACCGTGAGGCGGCGGCGGTGGCCACCTTTGTTGCCTGTGAGCGACAGAACGCCATCTCTAATGTTCGATTGGCACGCTATTTAGACGAATCCCTTCTTTTGGAAGGACCGTCCGACGTAGCCGTGTATGACTTCATCTGTCGTATGCGTAAAGATATCCAATTGACGTTAGGTGCCTTACCGGACCACCTGACCCCACGTTTTAGTGGTGGAGCCACGTATGCCGACAGCGGGAAGCTAACAACAATCCCGGACAAGATGTCCAGTACCCCAACGATCACCTCGGGGGCCCGTGTGTTATTGCCTTTCTGGCATGAAACCATGTGGTCTAAGAATCTCGTAACAGAGAGACCTCACCGGAGTGATCCCCTTACTGTCAGAGGCAATATCTTCTTCACAGTACCCAAGGACGGAACCAAATTCCGTGGGTGCTGTAAGGAGGCGAGTATCAACGTCGCGCTTCAGCTAGATGCTGGACGCGTGATGAAGACTCGTTTGCTAAGGATAGGAATCGATCTTAAGGCCGGTCAACAAGTTCACAGGAAGCTCGCGCAAGCGGCTTCCGTGGACGGGTCTATGGCGACGATCGATATGAGCAATGCTAGCGACACAGTCTGTCGCGTCTTACCAAAGCTCTTGTTACCAAGGCAATGGTTCGAATTGCTCGACTCCCTACGCGCCACTCACACAGAAATCACTGGTGTGGGGCGCCCTGGTGTTACCAATTGGGTTCGACTAGAGAAGTTCTCCTCAATGGGGAATGGCTTTACGTTCGAGCTTGAGACCGTAATATTCTCGGCGCTCGCGCGGACCGTAGTAGCCATGCATGGGGGTGACCCTATGTTGGTGAAGTGCTATGGGGACGACCTCATAGTACCGACTGAACACTTTCGCGAGATCGTGTCAGCACTGCGGATGTTTGGCTTTACGCCAAACATGAAGAAGACCTTCGGAGAAGGTCCCTTCCGGGAGAGCTGTGGTGGAGATTTCTTTGGAGGTGTGCCTGTGAGGGCGCACTTCCTGGAGAGTCTTCCAGATGAGCCACAGCATTGGATAAGCTTGGCGAATGGCCTGAGACGCATTGCCACTATCGAGGGCGACCCTTCACGCTCGCAAGAGCGGTGGGAGTTCGTCCGTCGAGCGTGGTTCATGGCTCAGGATCCAATACCAAGTGATATCCGCAGGTGTCGCGGTCCAGAATGTCTTGGTGATATCGTTATTCACGATGAACCGAGCACCTGGAGCCGTATAGACCCTCGTACCTTCAGGAAGCGACGCTCTAACGAGCTTAGCGACCTTTGGGACCCATCCTGGGAACAGGAATGGGTGAGAGCCTATATGCCCGTGCCCAATGTGCTACCATGGCATCATTGGTTACCTGCTGTGCAGTTAGCAAGCTGCACTCTTGGCCTACCGAGTCAGGGCGTCACCCCCCGTAAGGGGAAAGAAGATGACGTTTCTGGGTATCGGATCGGAAAGGTGCCATCACGGCTCGTTTCCTCATGGCTGCCAAGCCCCGTATAAAACCGGGGATGGGTACTTTTCGTTAGTTCATCACTAACTTGGGGGCCTCGCGGCCAAAAACCGGCTT